ACCCGATCGCGGCTCGCGGCTACGCGCACGACATCGAGGCGCTGCGGGCGTGCGACGCCTGCGTTCTCGTGCTGCCATCGGGACGGTCGGCGTCGTGGGAGTTCGGCTACGCCATGGGGCAGGGCAAGCGGGGCGCGGTCGTCATGTTCGACGCGTGCGAGCCCGAGCTGATGTACCGGGGCGCCGAGATCCTCACGTCGGTAGACGACCTGTTGAACGCTTTCGGGGGACCAGTCGGGTCGTCGTGGACGCCTAGCGGTGAGCACCACGCCGCCGCCCGCGCCTCCACGGAAGGCGGTGCGCGGTGAGCGGGGCGGTGACGGCGAAGAAGAAGCCGCGCAAGCGTTCCGCGCGCAAGTGTGCGTACTGCGGCGCACGCATCGTCGGCAAAGTGAGGTTCGCGATCCATCGCGACGGCTTCGGCGAAGGGCCGGAGGTTCCGCTCTGCGAGGGATGCGGCTCCGGACCTAAACCAACCTGCGCAGAGATTTGGGCGCGAATCTCACGGGGGAGGGTCTGGTCATGACCAACCTCATGCGCTTCGCCGCCTATCTCCGCGCCACTCCGGTGGTCCACGCTGTCAGCCCGCGCGGCAACATCGTGCTGCGCGTTCCGCAGGACGAGTACCGCGCCTGGTCGCCCGAGCGCGCATCGCAGTGGCTCGTGCGCGGCGACGAGGCGTCGGCGTATCAGCTCGCGGCGGAGCTGGCGTGCGATGGGAGGGCCTCCTGATGGCCACGCAAGCGAAGGCGGCGTCGTGACCGTCATCCGCGGCTACGACGCCGACAAGCACGAGGCAGAGCGCATCGCCCAGTGCTGGCGCGACGACGGCTACAGCGGCGTGCGCATTCGTGAGCGCAAGCTGCGCGTCGATGGGCTGTGGCTGGTCCTGTACGTGGTGGTGTCCGACGCAGAAAGGCCGAAGCGATGAACACAGCAGAGCAGCAGCAGCAGGACGACTGCACCATCCACGTCTACGCCGAGACCGACGGCGGCGAGTGCCCCGGCTGCGGCCGGTCCGCGCAACTCGTGTGCGACGGGTGCGGGCGGGTTACGTGTGTGGATTGTCATCTGGAGGCGTCGTCGTGAGCGAACCGCGGCACGTGTTGCTGGTCGACCTCTCGTCGCTGTTCTGGACGGGGTGGCACGCGAGCGCGAACGACGCCGTCAACACGGTTCTGACCACGACCCTCGCGGCCGTGGACCGGTGCCGAAACAACGTTGCGGAGGGGGCGGCGGTGGCCATCTGCTGCGACTCGGGGCGCTCGTTCCGCAAGGACCTGCACGCCGAGTACAAGGCGAACCGGCCGGAGAAGGACCACGCCGCGCTCGGCTTGCTCGACAAGGTGCTCGCGCGCCTGCGCCGAGATGGTCACGTACTGTTCGCGGCGCCAGGGTTCGAGGCGGATGACGTGATCGCGACGGCAACGGAGGCAGCGGTCGCCGACTGCCACCGCGTGACGATCGCATCGGCCGACAAGGACCTGCTCCAACTCTTGCGGCCCGACGTGACGATGCTTCGCACGCACACATGGGAGTCGTGGGACGAGGAGAAGGTGGCGGAGAAGTTCGGCGTCGTGCCGCGTCTGCTGGGGGATTGGCTCGCGCTGGTCGGGGACAAGTCCGACAACATCACGGGCGCGCCTGGCATCGGCCCCAAGACGGCGACGGCACTGCTCCTGAAGTACGGCTCGCTGCGCGGCATCTTCTCCGCGCTGATGGGCAGCGCGGACGACTTCACGCCGAAGGTGCGCGAGTCGCTGGCCGCGCACATGTCCGACGTGGAGCTGGCCCGGAAGCTGGTGGCGCTGCGGACGGACGCGCCGATCGAGTTTGCGAAGGTGTGGGAGCCGCGCGAGCAACTGCGAATCGTGGCCGACGACGAACAGGAGGAGCCCGACATGGACGCCGATGACGACGGACTGATCAGCGACGGCAAGAGCACGCCCGCCCCGGAGCCCGTGCGGCTGGTGACGCCGCCGCCTGCGCCCGCCGAGGGCGCTCCGGCCCAGCCGCCGCCGCCCGCGCAGACGGACAAGGAGCCGGAGCCGTCGACCGCGTTGGTCCCTTCGTCGTACGCCAGTCCCGTGCCGTACGAGCTCGCGCTCGAGCCGACCTCCGCGGGCACGGCGTACAAGATGGCGCGCGGCCTGTACGAGTCGCGCCTGTACCAGCGCTATCAGAACCCGGAGGCCATCTGGGCCGTCATCATCCGCGGGCGTGAGATGGGCCTAGGCGCGCTGACCGCGCTGGACTCGTTCCACATCGTCGAGGGCAAGCCGACGCCGCACGCGATGCTCATCATCGCCCGTGCGAAGGCGCACCCGGATTGCGAGTACTTCATGTGCGTCGAAACGACGGCGACGACGGCGACATGGGAGACCAAGAACCGGCGCAACCCGAAGCCGACGCGGCTGACGTACACACTGGAACAGGCTCGGCGTGCTGGCCTGCTGGGCAGCGGCAAGCCGACGAACTGGGACAAGCGCCCGGAGGAGATGCTCCGCAAGACGGCCGGCGTGCAGCTCGCGCGCATGGAGTACCCCGAGGTGGCGCTCGGGCTGTACGCCACGGAAGAGACGGAGGCGGCGTAGCGTGCGGTGCAACCCGCATCAGGAGGGCGTCGCGCCGGGCCGCCCGCCGTTCTACGAGCCCGGGTGCGAGGAATGCGAGCGGAAGCGCGCCGCCGGTTTGCTCACCGGGAGCGAGCCACGTCCCGCGCTCTTCAAGGCAAGACGCAACCGCTACAAGGTCAACGCCCGTGCGTTCGCGCGGCTGCTGGCGAACCAGAAAGCGCGCGGCGCGTGGAGGCGCAAGCATCTGACGATTCCGTATGCGCCGGAGGAGCGGTGATGAAGCCGCGCCCGCCGATATTTTCCGAAGCGTGGGCACGCATTGACGAGTTGCGACGTGCGGCGGACAAGGACAAGCGGCCGCTTCGCATTCAACTCGGATACGCCACGAAATTTAACTACCACCCACCTGGCTGCAAATGCGGCTGCGGGAAGCCCGGAGGCGAGCATGAGCGATGAACCGCTGCGCGTCGGGGACACGGTGTGGCTTGAGGGGTGGGTAGAAGTAGACGCCGTCGGAAGCATGTACATTCGGTACGGCGCGAACGTCCGCCGCGACCCGCCCGACGCCGAGGTTGAGCGACTGCGGAGAAAGCTGGCGGACGAGCAGGCCCGTACTCGTGAGATGGAGACACGCTTGATACGTCTGGCGGAAGTCGACGGTCAGATTATCGACTTGGAGCGGGACCTCTCCGACGCGCGCAACGGCTGGGAGCAGGCGACGGCGCGGGTGCGGGAGCTGGAGGCGGAGCTGACGGCGTCAAAGGAAGGGAAGTAATGGGCTGCGCACACTCAATCAGGGGCAGTTGTCGTGATTGCACCTTCGCAGAGCTAGCTGAGAAAGACGCGGCTGAAAGAGGCTCTGCCTTCGGAACGTTGCTGCGTGAGGCGGCCGAGAAGGACGCCGAGTTGGATTGCCTGCGCGCGCGGGTGACGGAGTTGGAGGAGCGCATCGCCGAGCTGCAGAAAGAGCAGGTCATGCACATCGACATCACCGAGAAGCGGTTCCTCGCCCTTGGCGCCGCGGAGGAGCGGGCGCGGGTGGTGCGAGGCATGCGAGCGCGAGTCGAAGAGGCGAAGCGCATCGGACTGATTCCGCAGTCGACGTGGGCCTATCTCGCTGACTCGGCGGACCTCATTGAGGCCGGCGCGGGCTGGTGGGCGCCGGAGCAGCGCGGCGACCACGCGCGGGAGGACGGCAATGGCTAGCTGGGCGGAGAATCTCGCAGCGGAGATGAGCGACGCGTGGAACGACCCGCGTGACACGGACCACGTAGAAGACCTGTTCCTGCGCGCTATCCGCAAAACCGTGGAGGAGTGCGAACGTGCTCTCCGGCGCGCCGGGGCCTGCATCGACGACGGGCGCTCGCTGCGCGCCCTGCTCACCGACGACGCCGCGCCCGGCGCGGGGGAGGACCGCAAGTGACGGAAGAACGCCTCGTCCGCGTGACCAGCGAGGCTGAGCTGCGGCCGGGGATGCTGGTGGTGGTGCGGCCGTGCATGTTGGGCTGCGTGCATGAGATGATCCTGTTCCGGCGCAATGAGACTGAAGGGCTGTGTAGACACAGCGGTCGGTGGACGAGATGCACGGGCGGGTGGGAAGCGTCCGACGACGGTCACCATGCGATACCAGGATGGTGTTTCTTTTCTACCATCCGCGAAGGCCGCCTCTACCGCGTCGACCTCGGCGACCTCACCGAGCGCACCGAGGAGCGCGAGCGGGAGTTGGAGCGCGTGAGATGAGTCAACCGAGAGTCACCGCCGTGTTGAGCGGCGAGCGAGTGCCGATGCCCTGCGAGGGCGGGTTCATTCGCAGGACCATGACCAGCGACGGTATCGTGGTGGAGACGGACACGATGACACTGTTCCTGACGGAGGCTCAGGTGCACGCTGCCATGGCGCTGCTGATGGAGAAGCAGGACGGGCGCTATGAGCACGAGAAGTTGCAGCTTGCGGAAGCGAAGAGGGCGCGGCGGTGAGCTACGAAGAGAAGTGCGCCGCGGTATGCGACGGCATCCGCAGCGGCAAGCAGGGCGTCGAGATTGCCCGGGAACTCGGTATCGCCGAGGGTACCGTGTGGCGAATCGTTCACCATGCTCGCGAACGCGGCGAACTGCCGTGGCCGCGTAGGCATTGCGACGAGTGCGGCGGGAAACACTACACGAGGAACTGCGGCAGGCACATGGCGGCCGACGTCGGTGACCCGCGCGAGGCTCATGGGGAAAGCGCGCTCCGTTGCAAGTTCTGTCATCTACTCGAGCCCCATGAGTGCATAATACCGTTGCGCTGGTTCGCAACGGCTAGGCGGTAGTTTTGTTCATAGAAGTTGACGAGGACTTCATCGAGCACCCGAAATCGGTTCGGCTTTGCCGCGCCTTGCAAAACCCGCTTGGTTGGGCCTATGTCATCAAGCTGTGGAGGTGGTGCACCAAGTTTCAACACGACGGAGACCTGAGCAGTTTCACTCCGGAGGAGATAGAGGCGGCGCTTGGCTGGACGTTGGACGATGGCGTGCTGTACGGGGCGCTCGTGCGATGTGGGTTCATCGACGAGGGCGGCTCGGCGGAGACAGCGACGCGCATCGTCCACGACTGGGACAGGCACCAGGGGAAGTGGATCCGAAAGCTGAAGGCCGACAGGGCGGCGGCCAAGCTGCGGCGTGCCGGGCGAAGGCGAGAGGATCAGCGGGACGACGAGCCGGTCTCACTGCATGAGCTGGCCGAACTGGAGAAGCAGGCCGACTTGCCTCTTGAGGTAGTGCCTGACCGGGAATCTCCAGCGTCGCACCGACGTCGCACCGACGTCGCTACGACATCGGTGACAGCTAAGCCTAGCCTAGCTAAGCAGAGCAGAGCAGATCCGGATGCAGATAGCTCCGAGCCGCTTCGCGACTCGAAGCCGGCGGTGCCGGATGACCCACACGTCATGACATTCGAGACTGTGGGGACCGGGGCGCAGGCGTGGTTTCTGCGGGTCTCGCTGGTCGAGCAGCTTCGGGCGGCGTTCCCAGGAGTGGACGTGATGGGCGAGGCGCGACAGGCGGGGGTGTGGTTGGCGACAAACCCGTCGCGGCGCAAGACGGCCCGGGGGATGCCGGAGTTCCTGCGCGCGTGGATGGCGCGTTCGCAGAATCGTGGCTCGCCGTCTGGGGCGGCGGTGTCGCGCTTCGGGACAGCAGCGAAGGAGGCAGCGACAGACGCGGCGCTGAGGGCCGCATTCGACCGGGGAGGCGCACGTGACGGACGCAGAACGAGCCCGCTTCTTGCTCTCGCTGAAAGCCCTGGCGACGACGTTCCGAACGGAGCTGACCGTTGACCTGGAAGCCTGCTACGAGCTCGCGCTGGGGGACATGCCGGTGAGCGCGATGGAGTCAGCGACGCGCGAGGCGATGCGCACGCAGGAGTTCTTTCCGACGCCTGCGATACTGCGGCGAATCGCCAAGGCGCAGGTCCAAACGCCGAAGCCGCTCCCGCGCGCGCGGCAGCTCACGGCGCCGATGGTTGGCGCGTCGGGGGCGTTCTCGCTCGCGGAGTGCCTCGAGAGCTGCAGGCAGAACGCAGCGAAGGGCAGGCCGGCGGTGCAATACTGGCGGGAGCAGCTGCGCGACGAGCCGCCCGGGAAGCGGCGCGACTCGATGCTGGCGTCGCTGTCGAACGCGCTGGCCGAGGTGGCGCACTGGGAGAATTACGCGGCGTATTACGAGCGTCGGGTGAAGGCGGAGGGAGCGTCGGTGAGACCCAAGGCGCCAGCGCACTGGAGCGAGCCGCGGGAACGCGAGCCGGGAGAAGATGACGCATGAGTGAGAGCAGGCCGCGCCTATTGTACGTTCCGCCTGGCTTCGAGCGGCAGGCGGAAAGGCTGCTCATGGACGAGCCGTGTCCCGACTGCGGTCACGTCCACGCCGGGCCTGGCGTCGGCAACCGGTGCATCGAGTACCAGTGCACGTGTGGGCGTCAGTGGCCGCGCATGGTGCTCTACGACGACACAGCCGGGGCGCCCTCTGAGGGTCAGCAACCCTCAGGAGACGACGACTCGGACCCGACCACGCAGGAGCGCTAGGCGCTCGCCACCGAGTCGGTATAGGTCAGGCCGGCCCCGGTTCAGGTAGGCGCGCCAAGCCCCGGCACGCGCGCCACACGCTCGTCTGTGCGGTCGAGTCCGCTTTCAACGACGAGCACCCCCGAGGGCTATTCATTCGGGCTGCCGTGCACTCGCATCCGTCGCCGAGACGCGGCTCGCGGCCTGCGCTGGTGAGCGAGATGCGATGCACGAGTGCCAATTTGGCACAGACGCGTCCCGCTGTCACGTGGCTCTGTGGTGCCACCTGATAGTGCTGCAGAATCTGCACCCTGCGTTGCGTGAAGCATGCGGATTCTGCATGTCGGCGCGGGCGCACATGGCGATTCACGTAGCGGAGCGAGAGGACGTGGTGTGTTCCGCGTCCTCTCCACTCCCGCGCGCCCGCGCACAGGATCCGAAAACCACCCGCGAACCCGAACCCAACCCCCCGATTCCTGATCTGAATCTGATCTACGCGCTCTCGACAGCCTGTCATTACAGGCGCTTGCGTGCGTTGTCCCCTGAGCGTGCATCAGGGGCAGCAGCGTCGCGTGTAGTTACGCGTACTTACGTGACACGTTGGGTTCGCGGTCACCACAACACGCGCGTCATGTAGCTGGCTGGCCTACCCGGACCCATGGGCTCCCGGGTACCCCCAAAAAGCCGGGGTGGGGTGTCAGCGGCGGATCAACGCCCACCCGAAAATTCCTACTCCCACGTTCTCGCCGCTACGCGCTATCGCTTCACCAGCGCCCTGTTCGCCTGCGCTGGCGACTGCTCTGTGACCACGGGCTGGCCTGGCGCGCACTGCACGAGCATGGTCACCCCCACGAACTGCCCGGAAGGCAGGCGCACTCTGGAAGGGGTGCCGTCGGGGACGATGTCGTAGGTGTACCGCCCGCGGCAAGCGTTGGCGGCCTCGGTGAAGCAGGCGCTCGAGTCGTGGCACCGGACGAGCGCGGCGGGTCCGTTGGGGCCGTTGACCTGTTGGACGGCAGGGACGCAGCCGGCCGCGAGCAGCGAGGCGAGTAGCAGCGTTCGCATGCTCCCGACGGTGACCCCGTCACGGCCTGCGGTCAAGCTGAGCGCCCGCGCAGTGTCAGGGACGTGGCGGCCGCCAGAACACGATGAGCAGCACCAGGAAGACCAGGAACGTGACGACGGTGTTGGCGGCGAACTGCGCCAGGGTCACGGCGTCTCCTTCGGCGCCATCGCCGCCAGCACCCGGTTGTAGAGCACTTGCATCCGCTGCATCAGTTCCTCGTCGCTCAGCGTCGCCAGCGTCCGGCGCCGCATCTCCGCCATCAGCTCGGCGGATTCCACGGCCAGCCACCTGGGATCGTCGGTCATGTTCCCGTCCTCCTGCGTGCCACTTTGGCACATCAGATTCGAATCGTCTTGCCAAAATGGCACGACCCGTGACACGTTGACACCGTGGCGGATCTCACCGAGTCCCCGGTGCTGCGGCTGGACGCTCCGCGCGCGGTGTTTGGCGGCCACTACCGCCACGAGTGCATGCGCCGGTGCGGGAACGTGCTGGTGGTGCCCGATCCGTCGACCCCGGGCGCGCCTGACCGTCTCGAGGAGGGCCACATCTGGGCCTGCGCCGCCTGCGGGGCGCTGCACGAGTACTACGTGGCGTACGGGACGCGCTCCCGGAACGCGGCGGTGCGGCTGCTCGACGGCATGGACGTACGCACGTCGGGGGAGCCGACGGTCCTGGAGTGGGTGCCGTGAGCGCCAACGGTCGCGAGCCGGTGCGGGCCTGGCCGGTACGGTACTACTACCGGCACTGCTACGACTGCGGCAAGTCATACCGCGCCGACCAGAAGGCGGCCCACTACCGCGGCCACCTCGACCGGCCTGACGACAATTGCCTGACGCTGGATGAGGCGCGCGATGCGCTTGGCACCACGAAGGGCTCGCTCAACCACGCGGTTCGCACCGGCCGGCTGAAGGTCGTGCGCACCGAGGGTCGGAAGCGCGTGTGGGTGACCCGGCAGGCGCTCGCAGCGTATGCCCGCGCGGCGCAGCTCGACCCGGAGAAGCTGCCGTTCCTGAAGAACGCGCCCACAGAGCCCGAGGCGGCGTGATGGGCAAGCACTCCGACGTGGCCCGCGAGGAAGCGCGCGAGATGGTCGCGCGCCTCGTGAAGCTCCAGGCGGAGCACATGGTCACGGCCATCAAGGACAAGACGGCCGCCGACGTGGTCGAGGCGTTCGAGAAGCCGCTGTCCGAGGCGCCGCTCTGGGCGCACGCCGTCGTCCGCATGTCCGCCAGCGCAGTGAAGGCGGAGCAGACGCACCCGGGCACCACGATCACGGGACTCAACGTCGTGCTGGTGCAGCCCGCCGCCGACACGGCGGAGTTCCTGCGCATGGCCGAGCCGTTCAAGCGCGCCGCCATCGAAGCACAGGCGGCCGCCCCGCCGCCGCCCAAGGACGAGAAGTAGTGCTCGCCGACGTGACCACGGTCTGGCGGCCGACGCCCAAGCAGGAGCTCGCGCTCGCCTGCCCGGTCTACGAGGTCATGTTCGGGGGCGCGAAGGGCGGCGGCAAGTCGGACTGGCTGCTCGTCGACCACGTCCGTCAGCACACGCTGGCCCACGCGCTGTGGGAGCAGACGGGGCGGAAGACGCGCGGGCGCGCGATCATCATCCGGAAGGAGTTCGGGCGCCTCAAGGACATCCGCCACCGCGCCGACGCGCTCGTGCCGATCATCTCGCAGCAGCAGATGCGGTACCGCGAGAAAGAGCACACGTGGCTGTGCGCGTGTGGGTACCGGCTGGAGTTCGGGCACGTCGAGGGGCCCCGCGACCACCAGCTCTATCAGGGGCAGGAGTTCACGTGGCTCGGATTCGACCAGGTCGAGGAAATCCCGTTCGAGCAGTACAGCTACTTGAAACTCCAGGTCCGCAGCTCGGAGCAGGCGCTACAGGGCACCCTGCGCGTCCGCTCGACGGCCAACCCGATGGGTAGATTCGCCGACTGGGTCAAGCGGCGCTTCGTCGACCCGGCGCCGGCGGGGCTCGCGCCCATCAACGAGGTCATCCGCCTGGACAACGGCATCGAGGTCAAGCGCGAGCGGATGTTCATCCCGGCGACGCTGCTCGACAACCCGCACCTGCCGCCTGAGTACGCCGCGGAGTTGATGGCGGCGCCCGACCACTTCCGCCGCGCGTACCTCTACGGGGACTGGAACGTGACGGTCGGGTCGTTCTTCGGGGACGTGTTCGACCCGAACGTGCACGTCATCGACGACCTGGGGCCCACGCTCATCCGCATCCCGTCGAACTGGCCAGTCTTCCGCTGCGCGGACTGGGGTTCGCGCTCGCCGGCGTGCGTGCTGTGGGTGGCGGTCGACAACGACGGCAACCTGATCGTGCTCGATGAGTTGTACGGGCCCGGCGAGAACCCCGACTCGTGGGTCAAGAAAATCCTGCGCGTCGAGGAACAGTGGGGCTGGCTCGACGACAAGGGCTACAGCAAGCTACAGGGGTTCCTGGACCCGGCCGCGTTCAGCAGCAACGACGGCGGTATCAGCGTCTCCGACCTGACGTTCGAGAAGGGTATTGGCTGGTTCCCGGCCAACCACGAGCGCAAGGCCGGATGGATGGAAGTTCGACGGCGGTTGATGGAACGCGGCGGACTCGGGGGCAAGATCCCCGGCCTCCGCATCTGCCGGCGCTGTCGAAACCTCATCCGCACGCTTCCGAACCTCACGTCGCCCGACAACGAGACGATCGGCGACATGGAGGACATCGACACGAAGCAGGAAGACCACGCCGCCGATGCCCTCCGGTATGGCTGCATGTCGCGCCCCCTCGCCCGCACCGAAAAGGACGTGCAGGAGGAGGAGATACGGCGCTGGGAGAAGTTCTACCTCACGCGCCAGGCCCAGCAGGGCGGCTCACGCAGCGTGATCACGGGGTACTGAAAGGACGGGCCATGAAGAAAAGAACGCCGAAGGGAAAGAAGACCGGAAAGTTAGCGGACGACGTGCCGGGGTGGTCGTCGATTGTTGGTCGCATGAATAGCACAGCGACGCGATTGCAATGGAAGAACGATGCTCTACAGAGCCTGCTTGAGAAGATGGGACGCGCCACCGACCGCATCGAACAGGCAGCAAGAAACGAAGCGGTCCTGGAGCGACACAGCTACTGCCGCGAGACGACGCTGGCTATCGTGCGCGCGCTGGCCCACGGCGGCGAAGATGCCCAGTTGCTCAAGGGGATCCGCAAGGCGATAGCTGATCGCGAATATGCCCTCGTCGAGGCAGGCATCCCGCCGGTTGAAATCAAAAAGGCCCTCGGCCTGTGGTATCCGCCGGCCGAGGATCCAAAGACGCCTGAATCTCTTGGCGTTGTCGGCTGACTGACATGGCCAAGAAAATCGTTCGCAAGAAGCGTCCCACGACCAAGGTTGGTCTCAACGCGGCTCTGAGCGCGGCCCTACGCAAAATCAACGAGCAGCGCCTCGAAATCTATGCGCTGCGACGGCTTGTGGCTGAGCACAACGTCCCGATGACCGTGTCCTGCACCGTCGGCGACGGGACGCTGAAGAGGATCTGAGATGGAACCGCAGGCGCTCGTCGGAATGTTGCCACCCGCAGATGACAAACTCGCCGCCGCGGACGGCGACCAGCAGCCGCCGGACGACGGCACGGAGCTCGTGCCGCTCAGCCCGCAGGACGACCGCGCCGACGCGCAGACGGACTCCGCGCCCGCCGACGCCAAGGTCAATCTCGCCGACGGGGTGTTCACTACTGGCGAGCTGAGCAAGATCGCGATGCGCGTCGTCGAGGATTACGACGACGACGTACGCAGCCGCTCCGAGCACATGAAGCGCTTGCGCCGGTGGTACGAGCTCTACGCCGGATGCATGAAGGTCAAGACGTGGCCGTGGCAGAACGCCGCCAACGTCAACGTCCCGCTGCTGACCTACGCGGTCCTCCAGGTGCACGGGCGCCTCTTCGACATGCTCCTGCCGTCGAAGGGCAACCTCTACAACAGCCTCCCGACGCGCGCGACGGACTCGACCGAGGTGGACCGCGCGGAGCGCACCGAGGTCTTTCACAACTGGTACCTGCGCGAGAAGATCCCGGAGTACCGCCAGAGCTACGACGCCACGTTCTGGCAACTGTTGATCTTCGGTTCGTGCTTCCGCACGTCGTACTGGGATCTCACCGAGAACCGGATGTGCGACGAGTGGATCAGCGTCGAGGACATGGTGGTCCCGTACCACGAGAAGAGAACAGACCCGTCGATGCGCGGTGTGCCCCGGTACACCCTGCGCCGCCACATGACCCTGTTCGAGATCCAGGAGCGTGGCGACTCGGGCGAGTACGCCAACACGAAGAATATCCAGGCCACCACCGCGGAGCGCGGCGGCAAGAACGACTCCGACTTGAAAGAAGCCGTCGACGCCATCGGCGGCGTGGATCGCCCGACGGAGCGGCGGTTCCTCGAGGACGAGGACCGCGACGTGCTGGAGCAGCATCGATGGTTGCGGCTGCCAGACGAGCCGCAGCGTCACCAGTCCTTCGACGGCAAGCCGCACCCGGTGATCGTCGTCGTCGACGAGGCGACGCGCACGGTCCTGCGCGTGGTGCTGCGCGAGGAAGATGACCCGGCTGACGTGCGGCGGGCGGCGTCTGCGCCAGTGGCGCCGGGACAAGCTCCGGTGGCGCCGCGGAAGCGCGAGGCGTGCTTCTTCACGCACTACTCGTGCTTCCAGGGCGAGGGGTTCTACGGTCTCGGGCTCGGCGACTTCCTTGGGCCTCTGAACGAGGCCATGAATACGATCATCAACCAGCAGATCGACCGTGCCACCGTGAACAACGCCGGCGGCGGGTACTTCTCGCGGCAAGCCCGCTTCCAGCGGGGGCCCATCATCCGCGAGCCCGGCTCGTACATCGAGGTGGACGTCCCGGCCAACCAGGTCAAGGACATCATCCAGAACTGGCCGCAGGTCACGGGCGACCCCGATTCGCGTTGGTTCATCACGTACCTGGAGCAGATGGGAAACCGCGTCTCGGGCGCGGGTGACACGCTCAGCGGCGAGCCCGTCGGCAGCAACGAGACGGCGCGCGCGGCGATGGCGCG